CCGATTGGCATCCCACCACGAGCATAATCGCCGTAACCTTGCTGCTGTGCAGCAGCCTTACGGTTTGCAAGAGACCTTTCCGCAGTATACCTTGCAGCCATAGCATCTTTGCTATCCGTATCAATTTTAAACGGATTAGCGTAATCGTTCATTTTTTTTGTTGCAAAATCAGCATCTTGTTCTGCTTGTTTGCGTGCTGCGCCATAACGAGATGCCTCCGTATTCCCGCCTTGTGTAGATTTATACGGGATATTAGGGGCTTTTTCGTCCTCGTAATTTACAAAACCTTTTGTTGCATAATGATCGCGTTTTTTACGCGGTGCTTTGCCAAGATTTTTATGTGCTTTTTCACCCACAACATGGGCTACTTTACCGCCACGTTTAAAACGTGATGGCGTAACAGGCATTTTGCCAGCATTGCCACTGTTCAAACCCTCAAAAGGGGAGCCGCCGCGTTCGTCCGTAAACGATTTGCTGCCATCTTCCAACTTCAAACCCATACGCTGCATTTTTGCTGCGGATGCGGCTTTTGCTTCTTTTTTGTATTCACTCATTTTAAACTCCTGCTGCGTCCAGCATTAAACGTTTGGATTTTGTACCAAAGCTTGAATTTCAGGGTGGATGAAATGTTCAGCCGTAGAAGCACTCTCCGGATGAACTGCAATTTCACGGGCCAGTTGCAACATGGCTATCCGTTCCTTGCTTTCTCTGTCTGCAATATCGTTCTGAGCGTCAGAAACGGCATGGGCTTCTTTAACTTTAACTTCCGCCATTTTGGCTTGAGAGTCAACCATTTTTGCCTGAGCCATCATCAACATAGGATCAGGAGGTGGTGGCCCCGGAGGTTGTGGAGGAACAAAGAGGTCCATAGCATCCTCAATACCAAGCATCGTTAAAATACGTTCATCAACTTTTTTAGGGTCGTAAAGCGTTGGATTTTGCGATTGCAATTGTTTAATTGCCATTGCTTTTTGAATACGCACAGCATGGGACGGCGTATTAGGATCAGCAACGGGAACTAAATTAATGTTATCCAAAGCCGTTACCAACGTCTCTGGCGTCCATTGGTAAGCTGGATATTTGTTATTTTCCCAAAAGGCTTCTGGGCATTCTTTAAACAATTCTTTGAGCAGTTGAAATTCACGGGCCTGAGCCGCATGCATCCGTTTGTGAACGGCGGAAATTACTTTTTGCGCCTGTTCAATAAGCGCAATCGTTGTGCCTACCGGAGCCTCTGCATTGCCTTCGCCAACGTTGGTATCCGACGTAGAAGCCATACGCTGACCGCTGGTTTCAATCAACTGAAGCAAATTAAGGAACTGGCCGTCAACGCTGCGGTAAGGCAATGGCATAACTGCCGATTGGATAGGCCCACCCGCCGTGTCAATAGGCATGCCGCCGCCGGGAGGAATGCGAAATTCATTGGTATTTTGCCGCCCAGCTTGTTTTGCGTACAAAAATCCGGGGAAGTTAGCAAACATTCCGTTATCGATGCACAACCGCCAGCCAGCGGTTAGCGCCATCGTCGTGTTACCCACAAGATGTAAAAGGCCCAGACCGTAGAAACCAAAGCCGGGTACGAAGATATAATCAACAAACACTTGCCGACGCAGACATTGTTCATCATCTTCTTTCCACCAACGACGGATTTCCAAGATTTCAGAGGATGTTTTGTCAATGGTTACGCGGTAAGGAAGTTGAAGGCCCGTTGGCCCTTCATCGTCCTCATGCTCATAACCCGGTAAATCTAATTCGCAATAGCATTCATAAATTTCACGGGGTTGATTGTCCGTATTAGACATATTGCGGGGAATAACGCCCATTATTTGTTCTAATTTGTCCTCAACCACGTTGTTTTTTGGTGGTTGCGCTGAAGAAAGTTGTGCGTTGCGGTACATTCCCACCAATTGCAACCGTTTAAGGGTGCTTGGGGACATTTTAATAACATGGGTAATGCGTTGCGCCGTGATTACGGTTGTTTCAGCATTAGAAACAATAATTTCTGGAATGCTAACAAATTCTGACACCGGGCGGCGGCGGATTGGGCAATAATATACTTTCTTAAAAGCAGTCCCGCCAAAACCCAACGCAAAAAACATACGTTCCGTGTCAGGATAATATTCAGATGCCGTGACTGTAAGATAATGGTTAAAGTCTTTTTCCAATGCTTCTGCCTGAGCATTGATGTTGGCGCTGTCCAAACCATCATTGCGAATTTTTACAGGCCCGCCAGATGGGAGTAACTCACCACGGGCGTTAGCTTGAAACCGTACAATAGATTCCAAAAGAAGTGGGTGACGAACTGTTGCTTGTCCTTCAACAGCCGTCGACCCGTCCGTCGCATTGGACCGTGGCGATTCAATTTTAGTTCCAAGAAGATCAAGGCCCATAACGTATTGCTGGAGCAATTCTTGGCGGGATTCGTTGTCTTGTTCAATTAACCGTACAAGTTCACTGGAAATTTGGCCCAAAGAACTATTGTCCAAATGCATCGCCAAATTTTCATGGAAATCGCCATCTTCTTCGTCGGTTTTTTGCTGACCACCAAAAGAAATGGTTACAGAACCGTCCGGCAATTCAACTTTTACATACGGAGATTTAGGATTAACCTCTACTTCCGCATCTCCATCAGCAGTCATATCCATGTCTAATGCGTCAAATTCGTCATACGAATTTCCCAAAACGGGAACCTGACGAATGTTCATAGGTGCTAATGGCATGGGTTACACCGGGTACAATTGTTGATTACGACTTGGCTTGTATAGCATACCTTCTGTGCGTTCCGCTACTATCTCCACGGGTTTTTGTGCAAAACCTATGAGTCTTAAATGAGTTAGTGCTTGGGTCATGCTATCGACCAAGTCATCATGGGCGGCTTTTGGGAACGCTTCGGTCTGGCTAATAACCATTTCCGCCCATTCCATGTCGGGGGCGTAGATCATGCCTTCTGAAAACAAATGTTGGATAGCGTAAGCACGGGCAACCTTGTCTCCACGGCCCGGATCAACAAGCTGAATGCCCCAATCTTCACGGGAAAAATGGGTTCTAAGTTCCTGTGCAACCGATATACCAGCCGCTTTAGACTCAATTAAAAGCTTGTCTACTTTAAAATTATTGCATTCTTTAATAACTTTTAACACCAGTTTAGGGAACTCTAACCGCTCCTGCCAAGCATGGATGAGCATGATGCGGCGGTTATCTTGGCGGTCGGTCCAGACGCCCCAGACAGTCATGGCGCTGTAGTCGTTTTCCTGTTTGGTGGTATAGGCCGTATCAAGGGAGGCAATAACGTATTCAAACGGTGGGAATACATTCTTAGGCATGCCCTCCCGACCGGAAACAGTCTCATCCCACAGCACCCACCAGTCACGTTTAATAATGCCGCCACCTTTGGGGCGGGGGCGCTGTTGCAACTGACCAGCGGCAGCAAACGGGCCAAGGGCAGCTTCAAGGGATGCAACTTCTGCCTCCCCAAACCGCTCAGGAACCAGCAATTCACCGTCTACGCGGTCATCCACAAACCATTGCGTAATGCATTGGCGGTCTGGCTCAAACCGCATTGGAAGGCACAAATGCGTCCATTCACCCCGGTCTTTGGACAAAACATGGCCCGTAAGGTCGGATTCGTGCAGCCGCTGCATAATAACAATGTATGCACCCGTTTTGGGGTCGTTGAGACGGGTAGACATGGACTGATCCCACCAGTCAAGCGTACCTTGGCGAACCAAATCGGATTCTACTTCATTGGCGTTGTGCGGATCGTCGACCACAATAATAGAGCCACCTTCACCCGTCAAAGCGCCGTCAACCGATGTAGCAAGGCGGTAGCCGCCTTTGTCATTATCAAATCGAACTTTGGTGTTTTGGTCCGACGTAATCTTCATATTGCGGCCCCAATAGGATTGATAAAAAGGAGATTCTATCAATCGGCGGGTTTTAATGCTGTCGCGGATAGACAGGGATTGGGCATATGAGGCAAAAAGAAACTGCACATGTGGACCAGACAATGGTCCAGTTTGGGATTGCGCCCATGTCCAAGCGGGGAAACAAACGGACACCATAGATGATTTGGATGTGCGGGGCGGAACGTTAATAACCAATCGGCGGATTTCTCCACGGGCAACCGCTTGAAGGTGTTCAGCTATGGCTTCAAGATGCCAGCCGTATTTGTAAGGGTTAGGGTCAATATACTTCCAAGCGTTTTCAACAAACTGGACCATATCCTCTTCCATGTCCAACCTGTCCAATTCCCGAAGGGCGTCCTCTGGGTATTGTTTGATGGCATGTTCAAGGTGAGCCGCCCGGAAAGCATCAGTCATCTTCTAATACTTCACCTTCAATGGTCAGGGGTTGCGGCTGCACTTTTTGCAAAAGGTTTTCCCGCAGAGCCGCCCGCTCCTCATAAGTTAGGCTGCCAAAATCAAATACAATGTTAGGACGATTGTCTTTGGGGTCTTCTTTTTCCCGCCAACCCATACGGGATTTGGCAATAAACATGGCGGCTGGCATAGCTGCGGGGGAATCTTTCATCGCTTGCTGGTAGATATTTTCCGCTACCAAAGCATCCGCAATTTCCTTGCCGCATTTCAACTCATGTGCGTATTTGCTTTTAAGGTGGGAGGCGCTGACACCCATAATATCCGCTATCTCAGGTATTGTCTTACCTTGTTTAGCTAGGCCCATAATGGCCTTACGGACCAATTCCGTGTCATCAATCTTATGTTTCCGCTTAGGTTCGTCGGCCCCTTTACGGTTGTCATAGGTTGTTTTTGGCATAAAAAATCCCCAACTTTGTCTTGTATATATACTAAAAGTTTAATACATTGCAAGTGTTCTTAAAATGGAGAGTCAAATGACGGAAAAGATTTGCGCTAATTGTAAGTGGGTGTACGCCCAAGATGTGGGGTTTAACTGCATGAACCCTATTAATGACCGCCTATATGACCATTTTAACCCGTCCTCTGGGGATGTTGTCAGGGATATCCGTAGGGCGGCGGTGACCTTTGAAACCAGCACCTGCGAAGAATTTGCGCTTAAGAAGAAAGTTTCGTCATCAAAGTGATGAGAATCTGGTATAGTGTAGCATCGTCCCCCTTACAGGAGGTTTTCATGGGTTTGACTGCGACTAACGTTACACTTGAATGGACTTTGGGAGAAATCCCAGTGTTTACAATATCATCAGATTCTTTCAACATAGGGAACGATAACATGTCTTGGAACTACCGCGTTATTATGGAACCCGCCACTGAAGGTGAAATTTTCAGTGAAGATTCGTACACCATCCGTGAAGTATTTTACGATGAAGATGGTGAGATTGAGTTTTGGTCGGATGAGGGTTGCACCCCATACGGCAACAGCTTCCAAGAAGTTGCGGACGACTTTGACCTTATGGCCGCCGCATTTGAACTCCCCGCCCTTAAAATTGTTAAGGACGAGGACGGTTTGGATAAACTGGTCGAAATTGAAGTAGAATATGAGTACCCTGATGAGGGCGATGATTCCGAAGAGGATGAAGAAGAAGAGGCGTAATCCTTTTCTTGGTCAGAATACGTGGTCGCCTCTGAAAACGGGGCGGCCATTTATCATTTCACAGAGTTCCGGCGGGAACATTGTCCCGTCTTCATCATACGAAATAACCGCAAACCCTTGTTGCGACCGGGACGGGGTTCCTTCTGAATACTGAAACTGCGGGCCAGTAGGGTCCGCCATCATCCCAGTCTCCACGCCCCACCGTGATCCGCGCCTATCCCGCATAGCGGTTACCTGTAATTGGTGCGTATGACCCGTAATGATATTTATGCCGCCATGTAGGGCATTGTTCCACCCAGCATGGATGCCGCCCCTGAACCTGTGGCGGACTTCTGTTCCGTTGATGTCAAACGCAAAAGAAAAATCCCAATTCGTAAAATGTTCATGCAGGGATAGGATGTAGCCGTCCAGTTCTGAGGCGTTAGCCGCAATGTAGTTGTCGATGCGGACGTCGTGGTTGCCAAGGGTCCACAGTTTATATTTGGCATTGGGAAGGAGGCGAAGCCATTTCTTGGCGGTGTCTATTTCTTTTTCAATCTTGGGGGCTTTGGAACCCCGGACGGATGGGTGTCGACTGATTCGCGCCCCGTCAATAATATCCCCGTTTAAGATAATCCCATCAACTTTAAGGGTTTTAGCCAATTTGACAAAGGCTTTGTAAATGAGGGTTGGGTCACCGTCCCAGACGTGAAGGTCGGACCCTATGATCCATTTTGTTCCGGGTGCTTCAATTGTTTTAAGGCGGGGGTAGGTCCAAGAGGAAGTAGGTCTTTCTAATTTTACGTCGTCTAATCCGTTGGGAAACCTTTCAAACGCCATTTTCATTCTGTAGTTAAATGTATTGGGAGATATGTTCCCCGCCTTGGCCGCTATGCTTGGTCTGCGGCTATGTGCTTCTAATAGTTTAAGGGTTTCAATTAAAACTTCAACAGACAGTTTAGGAGTTGGCATTTGATTTTCCCCGTTGTTTGACGTATAATGCCTTGAAACTATGTAAGTTTTATTACCACTAATTGGAGAAAAAGCAATGTCTAATGTTCCTTACATGATCACGCAGGAAGAGGCCGCCAAGAAGATATGCCCTATGTCGGTAGGTGCGGGCATGAACAACCGCGTCCTTATCTATGATGGGCTGGAAGCTGGCCGTGCATGCATTGGTCAAAAGTGCATGGCGTGGCGGTGGGATTACCAGTGGGATGAGAAGTCAGAAAAAAGCACATACAGCGATACGCTGGGCTATTGCGGCATGGTCTGCGGTTAGTTGACAATTTTTTATTGTCACCCTATACAGGGCGGCAAGCTTTGGTAAATGCCATGTCCGGATGTAAGGCTAGGCAGTTACTATGTACAAGTTTACGGGGCGGCGTGTTTTTGCTGTTTCCACGTCTTGGGTAGAACGAAGCAGAACAGCGTCAAGTCTACCACCCGTAAAACATAGCCGCTAATAG